CATATGACTCTAAAGAGTGGCGACCATACAGTTTGGTAGGCATACCTTTGTGCTGTGCGTTTCTGTCGATATTCAGCATGTCAGCGTGGTATAGCCTTGATAGTATAAGTGTATCTACAATCACACCCTTTGGTTCAAAGAAAGGGTAGATATGTTTTATCACTGGTAAGTCAAAACCAATGATGTTATGTCCTATAATTGTATCAGCAAGTTCTAGATACTGAACTCCTCTGACAATAGGGTCTGTCTGTCCTGTGTCGTTGTACCTAGTAATCTCACCTGTCTCATAGTCCATCGTGACTAGACAGTGGATCTCTTTATTTCTTGCCGTTATCGGCGTTGTTTCCAGATCGAACAGGAGCGTGATAGGTTCTGTCTTTGAATTTGGCACGTTTCTTTGCTTGTTTTGTAGGTGGGTTAGGTTTCATCAATTCAACATCAGAAATCTGTTGTGGAATCGAAAATTGGGTTCTCAGTTTCATCGTTTGTCTCATAAAATTGGCATGTTGATAGGTCGTAAGTCAATCTGGTAGCGACTCCAACCTCTCCTGAGTAACGGTTTTTAAGAACTCGCAAAGTTGTAATGTTGTTGCTATCTTCGCTTTGTTGGTCTCTCTCCAGAGCGAGGACGCAATCGCTGATTTGAGAGATCGAATGAGATCCTCGTAATTGTCCGAGGGATACACGTCCTCCTTCCTCGTGCGAATTATTGTCACTGTTGCTCCTCCTTAAGTGTGATACTAAAAATAATGTAATTCCGGTACGCTCGACTAAACTACGTAGTCGTGTCATGGTGGAGTCTATCATTCTTCTTTCATCACCATCAAGACCTGATAGCAATATACTGAGGTGGTCTAGGAATATAACACGACATTCCAATCCACTGGCAAGGTATTCGATCCTGTTGTAAATAACATCTGGGTCAAAGCTACCAAAGCCATCAAAAAGATAGACGTTCCAATTAGCAAGCGTGTCATTAAAAGCCTCCGTTAGCTCATCTTCTTCATGCTCTCCAATGTGAAGAGCTTTACCTACAGCCGCTGACATTAAGCCAAGAGCTGTACGTTTATTATTAGACTCCAATTCAAGGATACCAACAGTCTCTCCCTTTTGACAAAGGTCAGAGGCCAGCGTCCTTACAAATGAAGTCTTACCACTACCTGTTCCAGCAGTGATTGTGATAAGTTCACCATACCTAATGCCATGTAACTTATCGTTTAAACCCGTAAAAGGGTATTCGTGGTCACAGGTATCTGTTTGTTCTGTGACTAATTGTAGTAGATTCTTACCATCTACGATTCCGTCTGGTCGGTACGGCTTGGCGTCCCAGATGGCTCTTCTGATACTGTCAGAATCCCCAGCTTGGAGAGCATCTGAAGCATCTTTATAATTCTCGAGGCGGGCAATTTTGACTCTGCCAGATGGGAGTATTCCCGAGGCAGATTCAACGGCCTCACGCCCTGCTTCGTCGTTGTCGAAGAAGAGGACGATCTCTTGGTATCCCTGTAAGAAGGGGATTTGTTTTTGCAAGTCTTTCTTGGCACTTGCCGCACCATGAGGTAGGCTGACCATCGGCCAACCTGACATAACCTCGTAACAACTGGCGGCATCTAATTCTCCTTCTGTAATTACTATTCTTTTTCCTGTTGCTGGGAATAAGTGTTGTCCGAATAACTGATCTGTTGAAGATCCTTCATAATGGAACTCTTTCTTTTTTGATCTAATTTTGAACCCAGCAACAATTCCATTCCCATCATAATATGGGAAGCGTAAGGTGTTTCCATACCTATAGATGCGATAGAATGAGTTAGTGGCTTCGCTGATTCTTCTTTTTTGCAGCTGTTCAGCTGATCCGAGGAATTGCACATTTGTTTTCGTCATTTTGGGTGGTAGTGTGTCCCCTTCTGCAGGGGTGTATGTCTGACACACGAAACAGAATTTGTGACCGTCAGAATAAACTGAATTAGCATCTGACGAACCACAATTATTACAAGGTTCATGTGCCACAAATTCGCTTTGCATTATATTAACCAATCTATGGGGATTGCGTGTACAGCCGCCCACTTGATGTCGTGCTTCTCACACCATTGGGCATAAGTAGTTTTGGATTTCTTGCTGATCTTATTAAAAGGAGCTTGAAATACCATACGCAAGTCTATATCTGGATTATCTCGCACGACAGCTAGTATCTTACGTCTATCTTCTGAATCCCAATAACCTTTTGCCTCTAGCATAATACCATTAGGCAAAATGAAGTCAGGATTGTAATGGTGCATGATAGTGTATGCTACCTTGTGAGTCTCATACTCGTATGATGCACCTAGTTGATCAAGGAGTTTAGCTACGTTCTCCTCTAACTTAGACCTAAAAGTCTTCTTCTTCTTCGTCATCTTCTGGTGGAGAAGCTACTGGGGTAGGTTCAGAGGTTTTGAAGCCTTCAGTCTTACCGAACATATCGGCGACATCCTCTTCATCCATGCTATCTGTGTCTACAGCAGCTCCTTCTCCTACAGCAACAATCTGTACGCCAAGTAACTTAAGGCTACTTCCGTAGGTAACTCCATCCCTGAGTATATAAGGCTTCTGAAAGAAACCAAGTTTAACTGTAGATCCTCCATATAATGGTGTCTTTGTATCAGTAACGGGTGTTCCCTCGGTGTCGACCACGCCGGGTCTTTTATCTTCTCCCCATGAGAATTTGATTTTATACTTACCATCTGCAACCTCCTCCCATGGTGTAGGTTTTAAGGTGGCTCTCTTTGGATTCTTAAGTTTGCTTTCAGCCCATCTCAGGACATCAGCTCTTTCAGTCTCAAGCTTATCAATTACATCCTCACCAACTACAGCTGATAAAGAGTAACCGAATTTGCCGGGTTCAAGTATGGCTTGGAAGCCTTCTAGTTTAATCTCGTCAGTCACGTGGACGTTTTTAGGCATTTTTGTCAGTCTCCTTTTTTGGGGTTAGTTTTTCAATCGTCTTTAAGACGTCTTCTCTTTGTGATTCATAATAAGCAATTCTATTGTTGATTGCTTCTAGTTGTTTTTTGTTTTGTTCAAGTTTTGCTTTCTCAATATCCTCTCTGGCAACTACATATATTTCAGTAGGTGCGAAGAAACTAGAGAATGGACTATTGGAAAAGAAAGCATCCTTATAAATGTCAATAGTCATGTTAACAGAAAAAATAAGTGGATTCTATTACCGACTCTGGTTGTAAGTCACCAATGATCGGCGGTTCTGTCTCTGCTCCGATTTGTCGGGCAAAGTCACGGAGATAATCATGTTCTGCAAACAGAAGCATGTATGTCTCCCTTATTATAGCAGATAATTCATCCATATCGCAAGCTCTGCTTAACACACTGTCATGAATTAGGGCTATCGGCTCATCAAATCTCCGTACCCCAAGGTGTAACAGGCTTGCATCAAGACTATGAATTAGATTAGGTGCAGTTGCAGCTTTATGTCTGGACAAATCTACTTCATTACTATCCTCTGTAGCTACACTAAGTTGGCACCTGCCTAGAAGTTGTAGATCTAAACGCTCGACCTTTTTCTTCATGATGCGTTGTTTAACGACAAACCCTGATGGTGTTGTCCATTCAACTTGTGTAGCTCCACGCTTGATAGCTTTAGATACTTCTGTTTCGATCCATCTCATAACTGACATTGGACCGGGGACTATCCTATGCATAGCCTCTCGTACTGTCTGAACTATCTGCGTTAAGTCGTCTTTATCGACCTCTATACCTTTCTCTATCAATGCGTCTTTGATATATGATCTATTGGAGAAAGGTTTGGCATTGTAAGGGATAGTCATAACTGTGCGTTTAACACATTTCCTATCCCAGACTGCATGCACGCTAGTTGGGATCCCTAGTAGTAGAGCCGTTTCAGCGATTTTAGCATACGCATCTTGCGGCTTATCAGAGGGGACTACATTTACCAACGTAGCTGTGGACTTATCCCGAGCGAGTCCTGCAAGTATCTGCAGACCCGAACATGTAGCGTCGGTTGCCACGGGCAGGGATGTGGTAGACCTATCTTGTTTAATACAACAATGATAGTACTCTTCACATGCCGCTAAGAACTGCCAAGGTTCTTCTGCTCCTTCCCATTCGGCTAAGAAGGCTATTGGGTTAGTCGCAATGGCTGAGACAAGTGAGACATTATCTCTAGTCCACTCTAACCTCTCCTCCATAGTAGCTTTATCAAGACCATAACTGGTAGCTACTTGGAAAGCTAACCACTTCTCTGATGATT